TATAAAAATAAGAATTGAAAGCATTGATTTTTCAGGCTTTGTAATTCCGAGAGACTATAACCTAATTAAGGGAGGAAAAGTATGAAGATGAGACAAAAAGGAGTACAAAGCAGTAGGAATAAACATATGAATCAGTTAAATAGTAAGAAAGGATTGGTGAAATAATATGGCACTTGGTGGTGGTACGTTTGTCCTTCAAAACAAAGTGTTACCTGGAACGTATATTAATTTTATTAGTTCCATGAAAGCTTCAGCAACATTATCAGAACGAGGTGTGGCAGCTTTGCCTGTAGAACTGGATTGGGGTGTTGATGGTGAAGTCTTTACGGTGACAGTAGAAGAGTTTCAAAAGGACGCATTAAAGATTTTTGGATATGATTATACACATGAAAAACTAAAAGGACTCGTTGATTTATTTAAAAATATTCGAGTAGGGCACTTTTACAAATTGATGAATGGAGGTAGTGCTGCATCAAACCTCTATTGTGATGCAAAATATAAAGGTGTGCGTGGTAACGATTTGATTATTGTTGTCAAAGTTAATACAGATGATAACACCAAGGTTGATGTGCAAACCTACCTTGGCACAACTTTAGTCGATGAGCAAACGGTTCTTGCAAATACAGATCACCTTGTCGACAATGACTATGTACAGTGGAAGGCAAATGTTGAGCTTTTGGAAACAGCAGGTCTTGAGCTTACTGGGGCGGTTAATGGCATTGAAGCGACGGGAGTAGAATATCAAGCGGCGCTTGATGCGTTTGAAGCCTATAATTTTCACACCTTTGGCTGCTTATCAACAGTACCTGAGATTGTTGACCTTGTGGTGCAATGGACAAAGCGATTACGCGATACAGTTGGAATGAAGTTTCAAACGGTTGTATATCGTACGTCGTCAGCTGATTATGAAGGCGTCATTAGTGTGGAAAATACTGTTACAGATTCCAATGCACGTCCGTCGTCACTGGTTTATTGGGTGACAGGTTCAGCGGCAGGGACACCGGTAAATAAAAGTCAAACAAATAAAATATATGATGGTGGATTCAACGTGGACAGTCGCTACACACAACTTCAGTTGGAAGAAGCCATTCAAGAGGGTAAGTTCGTTTTCCATAAAGTGGGTGATGATATTAAAGTGTTAGATGATATCAATACTTTTGTTAGTGTAACAGATTCAAAATCAGGAGATTTTAGCAGTAACCAAACGATTCGAGTCTTTGACCAAATTGCAAATGATATTGGTGTAGTGTTTAATACGAAATACTTAGGGCATGTTCCAAATGATGTAGATGGACGTATTAGTCTGTGGAACGATATTGTTAAGCATCATCAAACACTTCAAGGGATTCGTGCAATCGAAAACTTTGAACCCAATGATGTCAGTGTTGAAGCTGGAGATACAAAAAAAGCAGTCGTTATTAGCGATAAAGTGACACCGGTTAATGCAATGGCACAATTATATATGACAGTAGTTGTTGAATAAGGAAGGAGTGAAGGATAATGGCAAATTTTATGAATGCAAAGGATGCAATTAGTGCGTCTTTGGCTAAATGTTTCGTGACAATCGAAGGAAACCGTTACGAATTCATGCAGGCAATCAACTTAGAGGCAAGTGTTGAGAAGACAAAAACGGAAGTGCCTATTTTAGGAAAAACAGGGAAAGGAAATAAAGCAACAGGATGGACTGGAAGCGGAAACGCAACATTCCATTATAATACAAGTATCTTTAGATCCTTACTAAAGCGATATAAAGACAAGGGTGAGGATGTATATTTTGATATTCAAGTAACCAACGAAGATCCGACATCTGGTGTAGGACGACAAACGGTCATCTTAAAAGACTGTAACTTGGATGGCGGGATTTTGACTAAATTTGACGCGGATGCAGAATATTTAGATGAAGCAATCGACTTTACATTTGAAGATTTTGAGATTCCGGAAGAGTTTATATCCTTATCAGGGATGCAGTAAAAGCACCTAGAAGTGCATATTAATATATTGATAATAACAAAAAAGGGGATGTGCATAGAATGCGCATCCCTTTATCATTTAAACGATAAGAGAGGAAGAAAACAATGGGAAATTTAGCAGGTTTTTTGGCACAAAATGCGAAGAAAATAGAAAACATACAATATGTAGTTTCAAAACGTTTTACAGATGAAGAGGGAACGCCAATTCCATGGGAAATTCGATGTATTACATCAACAGAAGATGAAGCGTTGAGAAAGTCATGTACAAAGCGTGTTCAGGTTCCGGGCAAACGCGGGCAATTTACTCAAGAGACGGACTATAATCTATATCTTGGGAAGTTGGCAGCAACATGTACAGTGCATCCAAACCTTGATGATATGGAACTTCAAAACTCATATAATGCAATGGGAGCAGACCTTGTCTTAAAGAATATGCTTTCACCGGGAGAATATTCAGACTATTTAATCAAAATCCAAGAAGTCAACGGATTTGAGGTGAGTTTTGAGGAAAAAGTAGAAGAAGCAAAAAACTAATAAGTGAAGGTGATCTTGAGGCAAATATTGCATATTATTGCCTTCACAAATTTCATAAATGGCCTCATGAATTTTTGGATTTGGAGAGGAATGAACGTGCGTTTATCGTAGCGGCCATTGAGATTAAAGTAGAAGAAGATAAGAAAAGAAATAAGAAAGTAAGTCGACCCAAAAAGAGATAATGATTAGATGAACGCACAAAGGTAGGTGATTACATGGCAACATTAATGAATACATTACAACTAACAGATGGTAATCTTCCGGCAATAAGAAAAATGGATCAGTCGATCGATGTGATGACAGGCAAATTTCAAGCGGTTCAAAAAATAACACAGAATTTTGTAAACGTAGAAGTTATTCAATCGGCAAGACAAGAAATCAATATGTTAGAAGAAGCAACCCAAGAGTCATGTGGATATATGGAAAAACTTAAAAAGACGATGGGAGATTTAAAGGTTGGCGAAGGCGTACAAAAAGTGATGAACCTGTCAGACAAAATGGTCCAAACGACAGCGAAGTTGAATATGGCGAATGACGGTCAACAAAGTACGGCAGAACTTCAAGATATGATTTATCAATCTGCCAATCGATCGGGGACATCCTATGAGGCAAATGCTGGCGCAGTTGCTTCGTTAGCAGAAGGACCCGGAGACACCTTTTCAGATAACGGAGAAACGATTGCTTTTGTAGAAGCATTTAACAAATCCATGGCGCTTGCCGGAGCTAGCCAAGAACAGATGGATTCAACACGTACAGAGCTGGTGCAGGCGTTGGGATCAGGCGCATTAGGTGGAGATGATTTTAGCTCGATCTTTGCCAATGTGCCCCAAGCTGTTCAGATGATTGCCGACTATATGGATGTCCCTATAGAGCAGATGAATACTTTAGCAGACCAAGGGGCGATAACAGGCGATGTCGTCAAAGGCGCCTTACTTTCGTCGATGACAGATATAGATACGGAATTTGAAGCTATGCCTATGACGTTTGAACAGATGGGAACCGTTATAACGAATTCGTTGCTTCAGACGTTTGAACCGCTGCTTCAAGGAATTGCGCAAGGGGCACAGCTTATATATGATAATTGGTCTTTTATTGAACCGATTTTTTGGGGAATAGTAGCTGCAGTAGCAGCATATACAGCTGTAACAGGAATTATGACTATTGCAACATGGGCGGCTAAAGTGGCGCAAGATGGTTTGAAAGTTTCTCTTTTGGCAAATCCAGCGATCTGGATTGCCCTAGCTATTGGGATTCTTATCGGACTAATATACCAATGGATACAATCTGTTGGTGGCCTTGAAATTGCATGGAAAATTGCGATGAGTAGTATTATGACAGCTTGGGACTGGCTGAAGATAGGTTTTTTCACAGGAATCAACGGGGTGCTTAATTTCTTGGATAAGTTGAAGGTTGGAGCAATGGCGACAGCGGTAGCTATCAAAAATTACATGGGGGATATGAAAGCTGATTTCATAATGCTTTTACAAAATATGGTAAATAGTGGGATTGACATCATTAATGGCTTTATAGAAAAGCTCAATGGTCTTCCAGGTGTATCCATAGATGTAATTGAAAAAGTGTCTTTTGGTACCAACAATGAACTCATAAATGAAGCGCAAAAGAAAGCAAGGAATGAGGCATTCGAAAATTACAAGAATGAAATTGAAGCGGGGATTGCTGAGCGTGATGCAAAGATGAATCAAATGAAAGATGACGCCCAAAAAGCGATGAGTGAAAGACAAGCTGAAATAGATGAAATGAAGCGTCAATCTTCGGTAGAAAGGGATGATACGGTAATTACGCCACAACCATATGAACCAAAGGTTGCTGAAGAAGAGACGGCTTCCAACACGGCAAGAATGGCAGACACTATGGATGTGGCAGAAGAGGACCTTACATATTTACGTGACCTAGCAGAACAAGATGTCATTAATCGATTTACAACGGCAGAGATCAAAGTAGACATGGGTGGCATCACCAACCAAGTCAGTGGAGAACAAGACCTAGATGGAATGGTTGAATATTTGGAAAATACACTTTACGAGACAATGGCTGTAGCTAGCGAGGGGGTGCATGAATAATGGCATATATTTTTGAAATGGATGGTGTGGCCTTACCGGTCGCACCGTCCAAAATGCAGATGAAAATCAAAAATAAAAACAAAACAATCAATCTTATCAATGATGGAGAGGTCAATATATTAAAATCAGCTGGTTTAACAGATATTTCCTTTACAGTGATGATTCCGCATGTAGAATATCCCTTCGGATACTATCCGGATAAATTCAAGCCGGCTTATTACTATCTAAGCAAATTTAAAGAATTAAAAAAGAATAAAAAGCCTTTTCGATTTAATGTGTACCGCAATAAGATCATGGGGGCAAAAGTCTTTGGAACAACTATGCTTGTGTCCATTGAAGATTACGCTATTGAAGAAAATGCGGCAGATGGGCAATCAGTAAATGTCTCTATTAACCTAAAAGAATGGAAGCCTTATAAAACAAAGGTGGTAGCTATATCCAAGAAAAATGAAGAAAATGTTGCAACCATTCAGACAACACGTGAAACTGGATCTGCGCCAAAGCCAAAGGCATACACCGTTAAACAAGGCGATACACTTTGGAATATCTCAAAGAAAAACCTTGGTCAGGGAGCTAAGTACAGAGAGATTGCATCCTTAAACAACATCGCAAACCCAAATTTGATCTTTCCAGGGCAAGTCTTAACAATGCCTATCGAGGAGGTGAGTCAATGATTGAACTCGAAATTCAAACAAAAACCCTAAAATATTTTCCTGTAGTAGAAGGGACAATTCAATGGGTGACTGAGAGGAAGGGGCAACCGGCAAAACTCACATTTTCGGTGGTTAAAGATGAGATTATCAACTTTCAGGAAGGGGACATGGTTAACTTTGTTGTTGATGGCTACAATGTTTTTAAAGGATTTGTATTTACAAAAAATCGAGATAAAAACGGTATCATTAAAGTGACAGCTTATGACCAACTTAGATATCTGAAAAATAAGTTTACGTATGCATACGAAAATAAAACAGCAAGTGAAGTCATTCAAACCTTATGTAAATACTTTGGCATAAATACAGGACAAATCGAAGAGACACCTTGGGTTATCGCACGCAAAATAGAGCAAGATAAGTCGTTGATTGATATGATGTTAAATGCCTTAGATTTGACCCTTCAAAACAGTAAAAAGCTATATATACTTTTTGATCAGTTTGGCGAACTTACATTGCGAGATGCCGAGGCGATGAAGTGTGACCTATTAATCGATCAGCAAAGGGCTGAAAATTTTCAGTACCAATCATCGATTGATAATGAGACGTATAACCTAGTTGTATTGCGTAATAAAGATAACGGGAAAAAAATTATCGCTTCAGATAATAACAATATTGAAAAATGGGGGCTGTTACAATACTTTGATCAATTTGACACAGATGATGTGAATGTGCAGTCAAAAGCAGATGCACTTTTGAAGTTATATAATCAAAAGAGACGCTCACTTAAGATAAGTAAAGCCTTTGGTGACCCAAGAGTACGAGCTGGATATCATGTACCTATAGATGTCCATCTAGGTGATATCGTGGCAAAAAACTACATGCTGGTTGAACGAGCGACCCATTCCTTTAGCCAAGATGTGCACACGATGGATTTGACATTAAGTGGAGGTGGTATTCATGCCTAATTTAATTGAGATTATTAAGCAAGCATCTGTAGAAGCAATAGAAGCATCGAATCCAACAGCTTTTGTATATGGGACGGTCGTCAGTGCGACTCCGCTTAAGATAAACTTAGAACAGCGCCTAACACTCGATGCTTCACATTTGATTTTAACGACGCTTGTACGTGATTTTTCGGTAGACGTTACCTTGGATCATGCGACGGCAAATACACAAGGTGGGACGGGCGATAGCTCCTTTGCAACGCATAAGCATGCTGTCTCTGGGAAAAAAGCGATGACGGTTCATCTGGGATTAAAAGAAGGGGAACAAGTTTTACTCATACGTCGTCAAGGTGGACAAAAATATATTGTATTGGATCGGATAAGGTAGGTGATGGTTGTGATTCCAAAAATAAACGAAGAACTTCCTAGTGATTTTATATATGAAGAGCTTCCAACAAAAACATTTAAACTCAATGGCGCACGCCAGGTTATTGTTGGACAAGCAGATGAGCTTGAAGCAATGCAACAAGCCATATACTTAATACTTAACATTGAACGCTATGAGAATCTCATCTATTCATGGAACTATGGAATAGAGCTACATGACTTGTATGGGAAAAGTGTGGAGTATGTTCTTGCGACGCTTGAATGGCGGATTGCAGAAGCGCTGCTACAAGATACAAGAATTACAGAGGTAACAAACTTTGATTTTAAGACAAATGGAAACAAGATACATGTCACCTTTACTGCGACAACAGTATTTGGTGATATAGAAGCAGAAAAGGTGGTGAAGATATAAATGTATGAAGAGATAACCTACGAACATATTTTACAAAGGATGTTAGATAAAGTTCCTATGGACGTGGATAAAAGGGAAGGTGCCATTATTTATAATGCGTTGGCACCGGCGGCAGTGGAGCTGCAGAACATGTATATTGAGTTAGATGTAATTTTGAATGAAACGTTTGCAGATACACAGAGCAGACCTTACCTTATAAAGCGGGCAGCAGAACGTGGAATTATTCCAAGTGAAGCGACAAAGGCGGTTGTTAAAGGTGCGTTTAACATAGATATACCGATAAATTCAAGGTTCTCACTCGGTGATTACAATTATAAGGTGATGGAACAAATTACAAGTGGACAATTCAAGCTTGAGTGTGAGACAAGCGGCGAGCTTGGGAATCAAATAGGGACATTGCTACCGATTTCCTATATTGCAGGTTTAACACATGCACAAGTAACGGAGATATTAATTCCGGGTGAAGAGGCAGAGGCAACAGAAAATTTAAGGCAAAGATATTTTTCTTCTTTGGAATCCCAGTCCTATGGAGGAAATGTGGCGGATTACAAAGAAAAAACGATGGCACTTGCAGGAATAGGTGGAGTGAAGGTTTATCCGGTATGGGATGGTGGAGGCAGCGTTAAACTGGTGATTATGGACTCGACATATGCCGTTCCAAGTTCCGCGCTTATTGAGGCGACCCAATCTGCAGTTGATCCGATAGTCAATCAAGGACAAGGAAAAGGTTTTGCTCCAATAGGGCATGTCGTCACGGTTATGGGAGTAACAGGCACAGCCGTAGATATTGCAACGACCATCACCTATCAAGAAGGCTGGTCGTGGGAAGATATTCAACCGTATGTAACAGCTGCTATCGATGAATATTTTCATGCTTTGGCTTCTGATTGGGATACAAGCGACAATCTGATTGTTAGAATTAGTCAGATTGAGACACGCTTACTCAATCTTACAGGCATCCTAGATATAGCCAATACAACCATCAACACATTAGCTCAAAACTTGGTGATTGATCAAGATAGTATTCCGGTGAGGGGGGATGTAAGTGGATAATAGACCGTTGATTGATTATTTACCGCAGGTTCTTAAGGATGTCAGGGAATATAAGGCAATCATGGCGACAGAAGAACCGGAACTCGGGACGTTGTGGACAGCCCTTGAGGATGCGTTGAAGGACAACTTTGTTAGTGAAGCAACAGAACACGGAGTGCTCAGACTGGAAAGCATTCTAAAAATCACGCCAAAAGCAGCAGATACGTTGACAGATAGAAGATTTAGAATCAAGGCAAGGTTCAATGAACAACTTCCATATACCTTTAGAACATTGGAAGAACGATTGACAACTCTTTGTGGTGAAGATGGATATACATGTGAGTTGCTGAGTGATAGTCATATGCTAAGCGTTCGAGTAGAGGTAGTTGCAAAAGGACAATATAGTGCAGTTGAAGAATTGCTTCATCGTTTAGCCCCAGCAAACTTAATAATTGACTTAGAACTAAGATACAATCAAAACGCAACATTAAAAAACTTTACACATGCGCAATTAAGCGCTTATACGCATAAACATTTAAAAGAAGAGGTGATTATTTAATGGGAAAAACATATACATCCAATTATAACTTAACAAAAGATGACGAAAACGAATTCTATAATGTAGCTGTACAAAGTGAAAACATGGATTTGATAGATGGAGCACTAAAAGCGTTAAGTGATGAAAAAGTAAGTCATATAGAAGGGAAAGGCCTATCAACCAACGACTACTCAGACGCAGAAAAGCAAAAGCTTGCAAAAATTCTAGAAGATGCAACAGACTATCAGCATCCAGCAACACATAGCTTGGATATGATTACTGAAACAGGAGCACGAAAGATTTTTTCATCTGCAGAGAGAACAAAACTAAGCGGGATAGACGAGGGGGCAAACAATTACACACATCCTTCATCCCATAGTCTTGATATGATTACTGAAACGACAGCAAAAAAAATAATGACAAGTGCGGAACGGTCTAAATTATCAGGTATCCAATCAGGCGCCCAAGTGAACGCAGTTACAAGTGTAGCAGGAAAAACAGGAGCGGTGTCGCTCGCAAAAGCAGATGTGGGTCTTAGTTCGGTAGCAAACTATGGAGTAGCAACAACAGCGGAAGCGGAGGCGGGAACGAGCAATACAAAGTATATGACGCCTTTAACAACTAAGCAGGCTATAAACTTATTGTCTCCTATAGGTGAAACAATCGAGAATAATACTGGATACTATTACGATGGATATCCTATAATATATGTAGATACCTTCAATGGCAATAACCTACTAAAAATAAGAACCAGTACTTTTGTCGGTAACATAGTAATTCCGTATGTCGGAAATATCGCAGATTTCGTGGACGTGAGTCAATATGAAAACAATCTTTTTGATAATGGGAAATTATACTCTACTACATATATTAAAGAAATTAGTCCGTCTTACGAGCCTTATTGTGATTTTTTGGTAGGACCTCAAATAGTTTTTAATAGGCTTGCTGGATATGAACATAGAACACGTTTAAAAGTTACGTGTGATAAAAATTTTGACTTGTCAAGTTTTGATTATATAGATGCTGATGTAGAACTGTCGAATGATTCTATAGGTAAGTTTAGTGATGTATCAGTAGGAGTAAAGGGAGGAAGAGTTAAAACCTTGGAAAATAATTTGTACAATGGAACTATAAGGCAGACGCTAAGGGTTTCTATACGTGGTGAATATGGGTTTAAACCACTCGATATGTATTTTGGGGTAGACTCAGAAAATACACATGGCAGTTGTACAATTAAGATACATTCAATTAGGCTAATATAGGAGTGACTTAATGATTAAAAACAATAAAAAAGAATTCGGCTATTGCAACATAACACAATGGTAAGCGAATAATCAAGCTTGTTTGAAGAATATATGAAAGCTTCGGATGTTAAGACTAGTTACAGCGCTGTAATTATAAATCTATAGATATCACATACATTAGCTTATCCTGGAGGGACAAAACTATACTACCAAAGTTGTTATTACAATCAATAGAATTACAAAAAAAGGGGGGAGCATTATGAACGAGGAAACTTGCATTGAAAAACATAATAACATCAACCAGCGCTTAGATGTGCACGACAAGAGATTGAACAATCATTCTCAGAGAATCGATGAGCTTGAACAGCATCGCTCGCGTACAGAGACGAAGATTGAAAATCTGTGTGAACAAATCAAATCGTTGGTCACTACTATTAAATGGGCTATGGGCTTAACAATTGGAACGTTGTTAAGCTTTTTTATTTGGTATATACAAAATCTGGTAGTGTAAAGTAGCCTATGAAAAAACAGGTTATAGAAAATGGCCCGTCAGGATCTTG